AGAAAAAGATTTCTAAAGAAACATTTAATTCACGAAATATTCAAGCAACCGACTTTAATGGGGCGCTTGTTAATGTAATCAATTCGTATTCTAAAAGCGTTATTGGCAATCGCCAGTTTGACCCTACTGCAACCAAGGCTCCAGACTTTTTAACATTTTTACAATCTGGCGCTTCAGGCTTGGGTGGCGGTGGTGGCGATGAGAATCTACCTCGCCGTGAATTTCAAGATATTAGTAAGATTGAACTTAATAAGTTTATTGATGCAATCTATCTAGAAACTATTGGTCGTAAACCAACAGAAGAACAACGCAAAGCAAAACTAAAAGAACTAAATGATATTGTTAAAAAAGGTATTGTTACTACAACTTCAGTAGTTGGTGGAGAAATACAGACCCGCAGAAAAGGCGGTTTTGATGAACGTCAACAGGCTTTGAAATTACAAGAAGAACTTAAGACTCAAAATCCACTTGAGTATGAACGTCGTCAGGCTTTTGAATTTATGACAGAACTAGGCAAGATTATGTCAGGAGGAATGTAATGGCTGAACCTGGCATTTTGACAGCGGAGCAAATGGCTGCACAACAAGCAGCAAAGAATGCTGCTAGTGCAAACCCTGAAGTTGCTGAAACTATCCAGATGATTCTTGCCCTTAAGGGTATTGATACCCAGTTAGAGGCTGCTTGGCAGGCTTGGCTCAAGGGCGATGTAGATGGAATGTATGCTGCGGTATTAAAGAGTAATTTCTACCGCAATAACAATGCTACTGCCCGTCAGCGTTTACAGGCTAAACAATCACAGCCTGGTGTATATGCAGATGGTCTTGATAAGTATAAGTTGGCTACCCGTAAGAGTCTTGTCAATGCAGGGCTTAAGATGGATGCAAAATTATTTGAAGGTCTTGCAGCCACAGCCTATGACTCTGGTATGTCAGAGGACCAACTAAAAGAACTTATTGTTACGTCTAATTTAGTCACTGGTTATGGCGGACAGGTACTTGGAGATACTGCTGACCTAAAGTCTTATGCTAATTCTTTTGGTGTTGGTAAATATCTTGATGAAAAATACTGGGCACAGAAATCACAGGATTTATTTTTAGGTAGAACCACTACAGAAGATATTGAAGATGAAGTTCGTAAATTAGCAGCCAGTGCATTTCCTGGATATGCAGACCAAATTAATGCTGGTATTAGCGTAGATTCTTTGGCATCAGCATACAAAGGTGCTATTGCTAGTGTTCTTGAAAAAGACGCAGACTCAGTTACATTTGAAGACCCGCGTTTACGTGCTGCCCTGCAGTATGTAGGACCAGATGGTAAGCCAGCAGTAAAACCATTATGGCAGTTTGAGCGTGAACTACGTATGACTCCAGAATGGGAGTTAACAAATAATGCAAGAACTACAGTAGACAATCTTACCTATAAGGCACTAAGCGATATGGGGCTAATCTAATGGCTAGATTTACGGGCACACGTGCAGATGCAGATGAAATTAAACAAGAAGTAGAAGACTTCCTTGCATCCAGAAATCCTGTTCCAGTTCCTAGTTTTGACCCTGCTAGATTTCGTATGGGTGAAGAAGCCGATAGACCAACAGCGGCATCTGCTATTGATTATGATGCACAAGCAGCAGGTTTTTCACAAGAAGCAGAAAATGCACTTAAAGAGGCTGAGTATCTTGCACAATTAGCAAGAGAGCAAGCAGCCAATGCAAAGATTCAAGCAGACCTTGACGCTTCAGAGGCTGCAAAAGCCGCCGCGGAAAAGGCTGCAGCAGAAGCAAAAGCCGCTGCAGAAAAAGCAGCAGCAGAAGCAGCGGCTGCAGCAGCAGCCGAAAAGGCTAGATTAGAAGCAGCACTTGCTGCTGCTAATGCTGCTGCAGATGCTGCTAGGGCAGCAGCAGCAAAGGCTGCTTTAGATGCTTTGAATAGAGCAACCGCTGCTGCAGGTAATGTTAATACTGCTGGCAATGTTTATATGCCAAATACCCCCGCTGCAGGGGGTATGGGTGCTGCAGATATTCTGGCTAAACAATATGCAGAACAACAAGCAGCACGTGAAAAAGAACAGGCAATGCAACGTGAGTCAATCATTAGCATTATGTCTGACAGACTTACACGCTATAATTTAACTGGACTTATTCCTACAATTAAGCGCCTTGCCCAAGAAGGCGCAACTGAAGCAACCATTACTATGGCTTTGCAAGAAACAGAAGACTATAAGCGCAGATTTAAGGCTAACGAAGACCGTATCAAGAAAGGTCTACAAGTTCTTACTCCTGCCGAGTATCTTAATCTTGAAGATGGATACCGTCAGATTCTACGCTCTTACGGATTAAATCAGTTTGATACAGATGATTATGTCAGTCAGTTTATTGCTAACGATGTATCTGCTGCTGAGTTGTCTAACCGCGTAGTTACTGCGGTACAACGAGTCCGTAATGCTGACCCAGCCGTTGCTGCTACATTGAAACAATACTATGGCATTGGCGATACCGACCTAGTTGCTTATGTTCTTGACCCGAACCAGCAATTCCCTAAGATTTCTACTCAAGTTGCAGCCGCTGAAATTGGTGCAGCAGCAGGTCTACAAGGACTTGCTCCAGGGGTTGCAGTCGCTGAGCAGTTGGCTAGACAAGGTGTTACTCAGGCTGAAGCACAGCGTGGCTATGCAACTATTGCAAACATTTTGCCAACAGCAGAAAAACTATCTCAGATGTACAGCGCAGGTCTTGAAGGTTATGGACTTGCTGAAGCAGAGCAAGAAGTATTTAACTCACTTGCTTCGGCTCAACGTAAGCGTCAGCGTTTAACAGAACGTGAAATAGCAGCCTTTGGTGGTACTAGTGGTCTAGGTAAAACATCACTAGACACAGGAACAAGAGGCGGATTCTAGATTCCCGACGTGGACCAACCAGCCCCACGCGGTGTATAAGACTGGTAGCAAGAGCCAGCCTGCTTACCCCTGAGCAGAACTGTGGCTTGCGACTAACTAACGATAGAAAGGGTGGTTGCTATGAGCAACAACTACTGGGATGACGAAGAAGACGACCAAGATACACCAGACCATCAACTCTCTGGCGATGACTTAGTTAAGAAACTAAGAAAAGCCAAGCGTGCTGATGAGAAGCGTATTAAGGAACTTACTGAACAACTTGATGGATTCCTCAAGGAGAAGAAGGAAAAGACCGTCGCCGATGTCCTAGCAAAAAAGGGAGTAAACGCTAAGGCTGCAAGACTTATTCTGAAAGATGTGCAGGAAGCCACTGAGGAGTCTATTGACTCTTGGCTCCGTGATAACGGAGATTTAATCGGCTATAACCCACAGGTTCAGAATGATGATACGCAGCAGAATCTTGCTACTTTACGTCAGCAAGACATTCTTACCCAAGGCGGTATTGCTCCAGACAAAGCCGTAGACCTAGAGCGACAACTAGAAAATGCCGACTCTATTGATGATTTAATGAATCTTCTACGCAATTCCTAATCCGTTCATAGTCACTTGGAGGTGACAACTCAATGGCTAATGCCTATACCGATACAGGTTCCTCCTCACTCGGAGGTTCCGTTGGTGGCGCAGGTCTAGTACAGAAGGCGTATGACCGTCTTCTAGAGTTTGCTCTCCGTTCAGAACCACTACTTCGTTCTGTCGCAGACAAGCGTCCTGCTCGCCAAGCATTCCCAGGTTCAACCGTTGTTCTACAACGCTACGTTGACCTTGACCCAAAGACCTCTACTCTATCTGAGACAACAGACCCAGATGCAGTAGCGCTCACAACCCCAACTTCCGTCACCATTACTCTCAATGAGTACGGTAACGCAGTTCTTGTAACCCGCGCTCTTGAGTTATTCTCACTCGCAGATGTAGACCCAGCAATTGCAAATATCATTGCATACAACCTTGCTGATTCTATTGATGATGTTGTGTCAACAACTCTTACTGGCGGAACAAACGTAATTTATGGTGGTGCTCGTACTTCTACAGCAACCATCACTGCATCTGACACGATTGACTCAGCAGACATCCGCAAGGCTGTTGCTAAGTTGCGTGCAAATAAGGCTAAGGCTCGCCGTGGCTCTTATTACTGGTGTGGTATTCACCCAGAAGTTTCACACGACCTTCGTGCAGAAACTGGAAATATGGGCTGGAACTTCGTCCACGCACAAACTGCACCTGCTGCAGACAAGATTTGGGCTGGCGAAATCGGAGACTACGAAGGTGCATTCTTCGTTGAATCTTCACGTATCCCATCTGCTAAGGATGGTGCAGACCAGACTGCTCTTGCTACAACCGCTGTAACCGTTGCTGGTACATCAGCAGGCTTCACCTTTGGTGTTGCTTCTTCTGCTGTTATTGCAACCCGTGCAGAAGTTGGTGACAAGATTGCTGGAACTGGTATTGCTTCAGGTGCAAAGATTACTGCAATCAGCACTTCTGGCTCCACCACAACCTTTACTGTAGATACAGCGAACACCGCTGCTGTTACTGCTACAACTGTAGTAACTGTAACTCCAGTAACCCGTGTATTTGATACTCTCCTCTGCGGACAGCAAGCACTTGCTGAGGCTGTTGCAGAAGAACCACACATCGTTATCGGAAACGTAACCGATAAGTTGATGCGCTTCCGCCCAATGGGCTGGTACGGCGTACTTGGCTTTGCACGTTACCGTGAAGAAGCGTTGTATCGTATTGAAACTGGTTCTTCAATCGCTGCTCTCTAGTTGATTGACTCTGAGGGGCAGGCATATTTGAAAAGTCTGCCCCTTCGGGGTGAGTTCACTAGGAGGACTTATGACTAATTGGTTGTTTAAAACACCAACAGTAGAAGAAGGACCTGCTGGTCAGGCTCGTCTATTTGAGTTCTACAAGATTGACCGTGGCATAACTATTGTCAGAGATGTAGATGGTGACTATGCACAGGTCCGTTATCTACAAGATAGTGACTATGCAACCTATCCTGAGATTTATCAGGGTGGCTATAACCATACTGTAGATGATGCTACTAAGGCAGCGCTTATTGCTGGCAATGTAGGAGTAACAGAAAGTAACTTTACTGCACTATGAAGCACTGGGAATACCATCCAGAGTATGTAGACGGCTGCTTTGGATGCAAGGGGATGAGCGTTCAGATGAACGCAGGTGATGCTGATAGTCGGCGCAGTATGCCGAATAAAGCATTTAACGCAGAATTGAATGCCTATAAAGAGGCTAGAGCCCAAGGCATTCAGCCAAATGGAACTTCTATGGCGAAGATTCAAGAGGCAGTTAAGGCTAGTGAAGTATTAGGTAAGCCGTATAACGGCAACAAGATGCCACCAGCCAAGTCAATCAATAAACAAACAGCAGCAGTGATGAAAGAAATAGGAGCATAACTATGCCAATGGTAAACGGAAAGAAGTTCCCTTACACAGCCAAAGGTAAAAAGGCAGCGAAGATGTATGCCAAGGCTGAAAAGATGGAAGAAAAAGCCACAATGATGAAGATGGCTAAGAAGAAAGCAACCAAAAAGATGGCTGCCAAGAAGATGAAGAAGAAGTAATATGGCTGGCAAAACACGTGTAGGTCAGAGCAAATCAACTGTTGCTCGTTATATTCAAAACGTAGCCAAAGAATATGCAGAGTGGAACGAAAGCGGAAGAACACAATCTGAGGCTGGACAGTTCTGGGGTGCAGTTCTACAAGGTCGTCGCTACGACAAAAAAGGCAAACAAAAGTAAATGTCTTCGGGCAAATACAAACCGCACCGCGGGTTTAACTCTGTTCAAATCAGAGATGGTTACGTGGTGCGGTTAAACAAGAATGGAACAGTAAGAGCAGTACTAGGAAAGTATGGGGAATATGGCAAACAAGAAAGACCCGCGGCTCGCTAGAGCAGGTGTCTCTGGCTTTAATAAGCCAAAGCGCACACCTAACCACCCTAAGAAATCACACATTGTTGTGGCTAAAGAGGGCAGTCAAATTAAGACTATCCGCTTTGGTGAACAAGGTGCTAAGACTGCTGGCAAACCCAAGGCTGGTGAGGGTGACAAGATGAAAAAGAAACGTGCATCCTTTAAAGCACGTCACGCTAAGAACATTGCCAAGGGCAAGATGTCTGCTGCTTACTGGGCAGATAAGGTGAAATGGTAATGGCATACACCAAACCTGAACTCAGAGAGCGTATTAAGAACCGTGTAATGGCTGGTAGTAAGGGCGGTAAGCCTGGTCAATGGTCTGCTCGTAAAGCACAGATTGTGGCACAGGAATATAAGAAGGCTGGCGGTGGCTACTCTGGCAGCAAAACCAGCAAACAAAAGTCTTTATCTAAATGGACTAAAGAAAAATGGGGAACTAAATCAGGTAAACCAAGTACTCAAGGTAGCAAGGCTACAGGGGAACGGTACCTACCTAAGAAGGCTAGAGAAAAACTTTCTGCTGCTGAATATGCAAAGACATCCGCTAAGAAGCGTGAAGATATGCGTAAAGGTAAGCAGTTTTCAAAACAACCTAAGTCAATAGCAAAGAAAACGGCGAGGTATAGATAGTGGCAACGGGCACAGCAGGTAGTTCATTTACCAGCGAACTCAATCGCTTGGCTAATGGTGGGACATATCCAGCAATTACGGCTTATCAAGCCCCGACTGCTGCAGCCAATGATTATGCAGGAACTACTGGTCTTGCTCTTGTTGCAGCATTAAATAAAGCAGCAGATGCTAACCGTCAACCAGATGACTATAAAGCCCTTGGTGGTATCTGCAATGAACTAGCAGGAACTAGCGGGCTTTCTCCTACTGATGCTTTAAGGAGCATAAACCTATGACATATACCTTGGCACAGATGATGGATGAAGTCCAGATTAACCTATCTGGATATACCTATCAGCAAGACCGCTCTACTTATCTTACTGCTGCTGTCACCACAACCACTTCTCCTAGTTCATCACCACTTGTTCTCAGCCTTGCTTCTACTCAAGATTTAGGTAAAGGTGTTATTGAGATTGATGATGAGTTGTTATGGGTAGATAGCGTAGACCGTGTTGCTAACACTGCAACTATTTCACCATATGGTCGTGGCTATCTTGGCACTACTGCTTCTACTCACGCAGTAGATACAAAGGTAACTGTTAGCCCAATCTTCCCACGGGCAAGTATTACTAAGGCTATTAACGACACTATCCACGCAGTTGGTGGTGCTATTTACGCTACAAAGCAAACTACATTTACATATAACGCTGCAGTTACTACTTATGAATTCCAAGACCTAGGCATTGAAAATATCCTATCTGTCTCTTGGCAGGATATTGGTCCTACTAAAGAATGGATTAGAGTTAATCGTTGGTCATTTGACCCGTTTGCAGATGTAAGTACTTGGGGTTCTAATAGCCAGACCATCACTATTGGTGATGTGATTATCGCTGGTAGAACTGTCAAAGTTATGTACGCAACTAGCCCATCTGTCTTTACTTCTACTAGCCAGGACTACACTACACAGACAGGACTACCTGCTAGCACTAAAGATGTAGTTATTCTTGGTGCTGCATACAGATTATTGCAATACCTAGACCCAGCCCGTGCTGCTCAGTACAGCCCACAGGCTGATGAGATTGATGCAAAGCGCCCATTTGGCGCAAGCAATACCGCTGTCCGTCAACTCTTTGCGCTGTATACACAGCGTCTTAATGAGGAGCGGAGTAAGCAACAGAACCAGTATCCCCCACGAGTTCACTACAGCGCCCGATAGGAACATAAATGACCACACGCCAATACTCATCCCGCTCTCAGCAGACTACGCTGACTGGTGCCATTACATCTGGCGCTACGTCTATGACTGTCGTATCTGGTACAGCACTGCTAGGTGGTGTAACAATCCCTGCTGGTCGTACTTTTACATTAGTAATTGATGTTGATACAGCGCTAGAAGAAATCGTAGATGCCACGGCAGTATCTACCAATACCTTTACAATCACACGTGCGATAGATGGCTCAACCGCACAAGACCATTCTGCTGGCGCAGTAGTACGTCATATGGCAATTGGTCGGGATTACCGAGATGCCAATCTTCACGCAGAGGCTGATGCTTCTTATAATGATGGTGGTGGTAATGCTCATACAATGCACGGTATTGCTGCTGGAGAAGGTGTAGTAGTTGGTACTCTTAAGACTCAAACCCTTACTAATAAAACACTTACCAGCCCAACAATCTCTAACCCTACAATTACTGGAACATCTGGTGTTGAAACCAGTATCGTATTTGAAGGCTCTACTGCAGATGCCTATGAGACTACCCTGACTGTAGTTGACCCAACTCAGGACAACACAATCACCCTACCTAATACGACAGGTACAGTAGTCATTGTTGATGCAACTCAGACCCTGACCAATAAGTCCTTGACAAGCCCTGTAATATCAGGTACACCAGTAATTACAGGTCTGTCTAGCGCAGGTATGATTTCATCCTCTGCTACCCCTAAAGATTATGTAGATAGCATTCTAGGCTCAGCAACGGCTGCAGCAACCTCAGCAGCATCGGCTGCTACAAGTGCTGCCTCTGCCGCTACAAGTGCCTCTAGCGCGGCTACAAGCGCTTCTAACGCCCTAACTAGCGCCAACAGTGCATCTACCTCAGCCACAGCAGCAGCCACCTCTGCAGCCTCTGCAGCGACTTCTGCTACAGCAGCGGCTACCAGTGCTACTAGCGCAGCAGCATCTGCTAGCGCAGCCTCTACTTCTGAAACTAACGCAGCCACATCGGCTGCATCGGCAGCAACGTCTGCCTCCTCTGCTTTAACTTCTGCTAACAGTGCTAGCACATCTGCTGCATCTGCTGCAACCTCTGCTTCTACTATGGCAGCCAGCGTCGCTGCTGCTGCTACATCTGCAGCCAGTGCAGCAACTAGCGCAACCGCTGCTGCTACCAGCGCAACAAGCGCTGCTGCTTCTGCAACTGCTGCTGCAACTAGTGCATCTAATGCAGCGACATCAGCATCTAATGCATTGACATCTGCTAACTCGGCTGCTGCTGACGCTACTACTGCAGCCAACTCTGTTGCTGCTATTGCTGCTTATGCTACGACAGCATCTAACTCAGCATCTGCTGCTGCTACTTCGGCTACATCGGCAGCAACATCTGCATCAAGTGCTGCAACATCAGCAACTGCTGCAGCAACGAGTGCTGCTTCCGCTGCTACTTCAGCAAGCAGTGCAGCAACAACTTATGATGAATTTGATGATAGATACCTGGGTGCTAAGTCAACACCACCTACTTTAGATAATGATGGCAATGCCCTTTTGACTGGTGCCCTTTACTGGAACACAGTTGATAATCAAATGTATGTTTGGAGTGGCAGCGCTTGGGGTGGAATTTCATCTACTGCTCAGTTATTCCGTTACAGATATACAGCCGCGGGTGGAGAAACAAGCCTATCTGGTCCAGATGATAACGGTGTAACACTCTCTTATTTAGTAGGCAAGGAGCAAGTTTACCTTAATGGTGTACTATTGGTACGTAGCCAAGATTACACAGCAACAAATGGTACAAGTATTACAGCCTTAAGTCCAGCATTGTCGGCATCTGATGTTGTAGAAATTATAACCTTTACAGCCTTTGATGTTGCTACCGCAATTCCCAATAGCATCCTTGATGCCAAAGGTGATTTAATTGTAGCAAGTAGCGCTGATACGCCTGGCAAACTTTCAGTAGGTACAAACGGATATTTCCTCAAGGCTAACTCTGGTGCTGCACTTGGAGTTGAATGGGCTGCAGTAGATGCGCTACCAAGCCAAACAGGAAATTCTGGTAAGTATCTAACAACCGATGGTTCAACTGCTTCGTGGGGAGCCATCACAACCGACCCTAATCCGTCTATCTTTATGCTGATGGGAGCATAGTAAATGGCAACAACATATAAAGTGCTAGGGCAAGTTAACCCCTCAGCAACTACAGCAACAACCGCATATACCGTGCCTTCGTCAACACAGACGATTGTATCAACAATCGCTGTATGTAACCAGGCATCATCTGCTGCAACATACAGAATTGCAGTACGACCAGCAGGCGCAGCATTGGCGGCTGAACACTACATTGTGTATGGAGCAACAGTACCAGCATCTGACTCAGTGATGCTTACTGTTGGACTTACACTTAATGCTACAGATGTGGTGACAGTCTACGCATCATCTGCAAACCTTTCGTTCAACCTATATGGAAGCGAGATTGCATAATGGCAGTAGGAACAGTATCAGGAATTACGCCAGATAACTGGCAATTGCTAGAAACAATTACTGCGCCAGGTGGAACAACGGCAGTGACTTCAAGCGTAACTTTAACTGGATATTCTAAACTAATGATTACTAGTGCCATAACTATTGGCGCTGGTGATATTTTGTATATTAGATTCAATGGAGATACAGGAAGTAACTATGCTAGTACTATGAGCAGACACGATGGAAGTACTAGAAATCAAGATAGAATTGCAACTAGACACGGAGCAGATAGTAATCAACAAAATGCAACAATTACAATTCAGTATGCAAATCTTTCTGCACCAAAACTTGTTGATTCGTATAACTCTGGTGGAAATGGAAGAGCAACTTGGTTAACGGCAAGTGCAATAACATCTATAACATTTTTTTCTGGAAACAATCTTGATTCTGGAACAATAAAAATTTACGGAATAGCGGGGTAGCCAATGGCTGTTAATCGTACTTCACCTAGTGGCAGTAGGATTATAGATATACCAGCGAGTCCTCCAACCAGCGTTACCGCAACTGACTTAGTAAGTGGTGGTGGTGTTAGCGTTGCATTTACTGCGCCAAGCACTGCAACAGGTGGTCCAATATTTAGTTACACTGCTACATCAAATCCTGGCTCTGCAACAAAAAGTGGAACTAGTAGTCCGCTTACTTTTGATGGACTAACAGTTGGAACATCATATACATTTACTGTTGCTGCAACAAACCCTAGCGGTTCACAAGTCAGTTCAGCAAGCAATGCTGTAACTCCTACCGCTCCACCTGAAGGAACATTTGTTATATCCTCGTTCTCTGGTGCTGCTGGGTTAAAGGCTTGGCAGTGGACATCTGCTAGTGGAACTGGTACGCAGATTGGTAATGCTTCCTCTAATGTCAACGATGGCGTTGGCGGATTTGATATTTCTACTGACGAGACTCAGGTTCTCGCTACAAACGGAAATCCAAGCACTGGTGCTGGTCTGTATGGATTCCCATTTTCATCAAGCACTGGCTTTGGTACCGCATATAGCAATCCATCGCCTCGTCCACCCAGCCGTACTAATCATCCATATTTTACAACTGGTTCAGCAACGATGGCTTTTTGTCAAACAGATGGAAGCCCTTATATCCACCTATATGCTTTTACCCCAGGTTCAGGATTCGGTAGTAAATTCTCTGACCCAAGTCCGAACTCGGGACAAGACCGAGGCGGTTCATTTGCTCCAAATAATTTAGTAGCAATGAGTTGTAATGCAACTTATTATCCTTACGCAGTTAGTGCCTCTGGTTTTGGTACACGCTATTCTGGTCTTAGCGGTTATGGTCTGGCTTCTGGAAATTCCTGGAATCCAACCTCTACTGTTTGGGCTGCATCAATGGAAGGTGGTTCATCCCCGCTATTGGCTGTTGCTTGGAGTACGGCTTCAGGATTTGGTTCGGTGTATAGTTCTCCAGGAGGTTTAAGTTTTAGCACAAGTGATGCTATGGCTTGGCATCCTGATGGAGATGCTATTTGGTTTGCAGGCAGAGGTAGTATGTATATCGCTCCTTGGAGTAACTCTACTGGATTTGGTACGCAGTACTCGCTTGCAAGTTTAAATATGAATGGCACCAACGTTGGTGGTGGTTTATTCTCTAAGACTGGCGCTACGTTAAGTTTTAATGGCGGTAGAGCAACAACACCAACCTATGTTCCTTTCTCTAAAACAACAGGGTTTGGAACTGTGTATAGCATATCTGGACCAACAGGGTTTGGTCTTTGGAAAAAGAAATAAACAATCAACTAGGAGAAATAAATGGCTGAAGTAAATCCAACAGTTGCTGAACCAACACCCCTAACACCAATTCAGTTACGGGAAATGGAAGTAGCAAACTACACACTTAACATCGCAGTATACGAACAAATTCTATCTACCCTTGATGGCAACTGGGACGAGGACTTGTTAGCATTCAGACACCTTGAAGGTCAGGAAGCAGCAAAGGCTTGCCCTAAAGATAGAGTAGAAAGACTTGCTGAGTTGCAGCAATTTGAACTACTTACCAAACTTGTTAAGACTGAAATGTTTGAAAGAAGCAAATCACAAGCAATTCTTAATGCACTAAAAGCACTAGAAAACAACGCGTAAAGGAACCCAATGACAAAAGCCCGCACTAACGCCGACAACGCCTCGGCTGATATTCAAGGCGTTACCGCAGGCACAGGACTCAGTGGTGGCGGTACTTCTGGTACCGTCACACTGACCAATGATATGGCTACAGCCATTGATGCTAAGGGTGACTTAGTAGTTGGTACTGGTGCTGATACCTATAGCCGTCTTGCTACTGGCAATAACGGCGAAACACTCGTTGCAGATTCTTCCGCCTCTACTGGTTTGAGATGGCAGGGTAATTTTGCTGCTGGTAAGAACGCATTTATCAACGGCGACTTCTTTATCAATCAACGCGGCTTTACAAGTAACACCACTACCGATTTATATAATTTTGACAGATGGCAAACAGTCAATTCTGACGGAACTGTAACCTGCACACCACAAACTTTTACTCCTGGAACTGCGCCAGTTGCAGGTTACGAAGGCAAAAATTTTCTAAGAATTGTTACAACTGGACAAACTGCAACTAGCGCTAGAGCAAACCTTACCCAAAAAATTGAATCTGTGAGAAGTTTTGCAGGACAGACAGTAACTGTGTCGTTTTATGCAAAAGCGAATAGCGCTACTCCTGCGATTTCAGTTGAAGCGTTTCAAAACTTCGGAAGTGGTGGTTCTCCATCTGCGTCTGTTTCTGGTTCTGTGGCTTCTGGCACAGTTGTCAAAAAAACTATTTCAACCTCTTGGGCTAGATATAGCGCAACTTTGACGATACCAAGCATTAGCGGCAAAACTCTTGGCACGACGAACGATGGGTTTTTGGCAATCAATTTCTGGATTTCTGGTGGTTCCGATTTTAATACGAGAACAGACTCCATTGGTATTCAAACAAATACCTTTGATTTTTGGGGCGTTCAAGTAGAGGCTGGCAGCGTTGCAACCGCTTTCCAAACCGCAACGGGCACACTCGCAGGGGAGTTAGCCGCTTGCCAGAGGTATTACTATCGCATAACTCCTAATGGAGTCAATTCTACTCTTTCTGCTTTGGGTGCTGCAGGTAGCACAACTGGTGCGGTGATTGTAACACCTACTCCAGTAACGTTGAGAACAAACCCCAGTTCAATTGATTACTCCACATTATCTCTAATTGATGCTGCTGGAAATAATACGGCTATTACTGCTCTTGCATTAAGCGGAAATACAACTAGTGGCAATATGGTAAATATGGATGTAACAGTTGCTTCTGGATTAACTGCTCAAAGACCTTATTGGATTAGAGCAAATGCTTCTACAAGTGCTTATTTAGGATTCAGTTCGGAGTTATGACAATGGATAATATACAAATTATTGAAATTGAATCAATGGGGCTTGTTACCCAACACGTCATCATTGACAGAGGCAACGGCGAATATACCTCTATGCTCAAATCCACTTGGGACGAACTAGAGGCGCAACGCGAGCAAAGCGGAACACTCTAATAGGAGTATGACTAGCGACATAGATTGGGCTGCCCACAATGCAGCCCACCGTCAATGGATTGCCGATGGCAAACATTTACCTTTCAAATGCCCTGTAGAGGGCGGTAGTATCAGAGGTTGGACATCTATCTAAGTAAAGAAAGCAAGGGGACAATGATACAAAAGAATGAAACTGTAGCAATCGGCTGGTGTGACAATGGCACAACTGACGGCAAGTTTACCGAAGGGTTGATGACAGCAGTACTTGCTGGTGGTGCCAACGGTATGCCTATCCACACCAGTATCCGAGTCCAAGGTAATCAGATTGGCAGACAACGCCAAGTACTTTTTGACCATTGGGCAGATAAGATTAAGACTGACTGGATACTCTGGGTAGATTCAGACATAGTCCTTAGCCTAGATGCTATGGCTAAACTATGGAAGACAGCAGACAAGATAGGCAAGCCTGTCGTATCAGGTGTCTACTTCATCTCTAAAGAGAATGAGGGTAGCCTG